TAAAACTTATGCCTTATGTTCAAAGGCTGTAATGCTTGCCTGTTTAAATATCGGTCATGTATCTGCTGTTTTTCAACCGACAGCGCCCATGCTAAGAGATATTTTAATTCGTACATTCAATGAATTATTAGACCAATGGCAAATACCTTACACATTCAGAGCATCACCGCTTCCTGAATATCAACTTTCCTGGGAGGAAGGAACACATACGATCTTGCTAAGAACAATGCTCACATATCAACGCTTACGAGGCCAGAACCTTTGTGCAGTGGGATTTGATGAGGCAGACACTATCCCGAAACGAGATGCGGAATCTGCAATGAACATGGCATTAGCAAGACTTAGATCTGGTAATGTTCAACAGTTTTATGCAACAACAACTCCCGAAGGTCATGGTTGGGCATTTGAAACATTTGAAAAAAATAGAAAATCTGATACTGCATTGATCCAGGCAAAGACGGCTGATAATCCTTATCTGCCCGATACATTTATTCCATCTTTGTATGAAAATTATCCACCGCAACTAATAAAGGCTTATCTTCTTGGTCAATGGGTCAATTTAACTAGCGGTCAAGTTTATAACAGGTTTTCTAGAGAGCATCATGTCATCAGCAAAATACCGTTTGATATCAAGATGGAGACTTTACTTTGCGGTATCGATTTCAATGTGATGAACTGCAACTGCGTCATTGGTGTGAGGGATGGTGACAAGCTGGTGATCATTGATGAAATATCCAAACAAAAAGATACAGATGCGTTGGCACAGGAGTTACTTAGACGTTATCCTTCAAACAGAATATTAGTTTACCCTGACGCTAGTGGTTCAGCACGTTCAACGATTAACGCATCAAAGACAGATCTCGCCATACTCCAAGGTTACGGCTTCGGTTCAATGGCTCTCAAGAGCAACCCCTTTATCAAAGATCGAGTTGCAACCGTCAATGCGTTACTACAGAACGGCAAAGGGGAAAGACGTTTGGCGATTCATGCCCGTTGCTCTCGTTTGATTGAGTGCCTTGAGTTGCAGAGCTACGATGAAAAGACAGGAGATCCAGACAAACAGAATGGATATGACCACATGAATGACGCCTTGGGGTATTTAATTTATCGTGAATTTAATTTGCTATATGGTAGGGCAGGCAAGCGAACAGGGATTAGAATATATTAAAAGTAATGGTACTATGAGGAAAAACCGTGTATAGCTCACTGAATATTTACAATCAGCCTGTAACACTAGCTCCTACAACGGTTGCAAGTCCTAATGCTGCCTATCAGAGAATGGCAAATTTCTGGGGCTTGATTGAAGATTTAAAAGAGGGAACATATAAAATTCGTAGTGAACATAGAAAATATCTTCCACAACTTGAACGTGAGGTAGACGATAGCTATGATCGCAGACTCTCTAGAAGCAATGTGGTTCCTTTTATGCAGCGAATCGAAAAGATGTTAGCTGGAATGTTAGTACGAAAACCTGTCCGTCTTGATGGTGTTTCTGATTTAGTAAGGGAGCAGCTTTTTGACGTTTCGTTGGAGGGTGATGACTTGAATGTGTGGCTTTACACTACAGCAAGAACAGTTATTTCTTACGGTCATTGTGGTGTTCTTGTAGATGCACCAAAAGATGGAGAAAAAGTCAGACCATATTGGGTGACATACGAGCCAAAAAATATTCTGGGATGGAGGACAGAAATTATTAATGGAGTAAGACAGCTTACTCAATTACGATTAATGGAACACGTTGTTGAGCCTGATGGTAAGTATGGAGAGAAGATTGTAAAGCAGATCAGGGTGCTTGAGCCTGGGCGGTTTGAGATACATAGAAAAGATAAAAAAGGTGAATATAAATTACATGATGAGGGAGAGATGAGCATAAAAGATAAGATTCCTTTTTCTGTTGCCTATTCAAATCGAGTTGGATATTACGAAAGCCGAAGCCCTTTATATGACATTGCAGAACTTAACCTCAAGCATTATCAGATACAGAGTGACCTTGATAATATTCTGCACATCAGTTCTGTTCCATTACTTGCAGTTTTTGGTTATCCAAATAGTGATGAGATTACAACAGGGCCAAGTGAAGCATTATCATTACCACCTGAGTCAAGAATGGAATATATCAGCCCATCAAGTGACAGTTATGATAGTCAATTCAGACGGCTTGAAGATTTAAAAGATCAAATCAATACATTGTCACTGGCTGCGGTGCTTGGTCAAAAGTTAGTGGGTGAGACAGCAGAGGCCAAGAGGATAGATAGGTCACAGAACGACAGCACAATGATGGTCGTAGCCCAACAAATGCAAGACTTGATTGATAACTGCCTCAAGTTTCATAGCGAATATCTGAATGAACCTAACGCTGGGAGTTCTTTTGTAAACAGAGACTTTGTAACTGCAAGATTAGAACCACAGGAAATACAATCATTGTTGGCATTATTTACTGCTGGTACTATCAGTCAGGAAACATTGTTAACACAATTAAGCAGTGGTGAGATTCTTGGTGATGATTTTGATGTAGAGGAAGAAGTTGAGGCAACACAATCAGGTGGATTGATTGAAATGGAAGCCCCAACTGAACCTGATGAATCATAGTAAATGGCAGTTCCAGAAGCTTTCTATCGTGAAGCGATTGATCTGAACAGATACAGCAATAAGGTTCAGTTTCAAATTGCTAGTCAGTTTAATGAGGTAATTCTAGATGTTCTTAGAAAGATAAGAGATCTTGAGGGCAACAGCCCAACTACAACTGCAAGATTGCGATCAATATTGGCACAGATGGTTGATAGTTTGAAAGGTTGGGAAAATGAAAGTGCAGTTTATATGATTGATGAAATTCAAAACTTAGCAGAGTTTCAAGTTGGTTTTGTTCAAGATCAACTACAAAGAGTTTTACCAAAAGGAGAATTTCAGGTGAACACAGTTGCTGTTTCACCTGACTTTGCAAAATCCATTGTCACGAGAGATCCGACTGCTTTAACTATTCGATTAAGAGATAAAGACGGTGTGTTTAGATCTGCTCAGTTTGCATTAACGGCAAAAAGAGGATCAGAAATATCGCTACCAAACGGCAAAAATGTTAAAAAATCATTTAGAGGTATTGCTGAAGATTCTGCTTCAAGATTGTCAAGAGCAATAAGACTTGGTGTCTTAGAAGGTGAATCTTTACCAAAGATCGTAAGAAGGCTTAAAGGGCCAAACCTTAGATTCAACGCTAAACCACAAAATGCAATTGCATTGAACTCTGCCTTAAAAAATTCTGAGGGGATGCTTTTATCAAACAAACAAATCCAGACTGTTGTAAGAACAACTGTTAATCAGGTACAAAATGCAGCAAGTCAGGCGGTATATGCAGCTAACAAAGATATAACTGGCAGATATCAATATGTCGCAACACTTGATGCAAGGACAAGTTCTATTTGCCAAAGATTAGATGGTCAACTGTTTAGATATGATCAAGGGCCTGTACCTCCTCAACATTTTAACTGCCGATCAACTACTGTTCCTGTTATTGATGACGATGATTTGGCAAGAGCTTTCCCCAACACAAGACCGAGTGCAACAGGTCGTGTTCCTCAAAATACAAACTACGCAACATGGTTGAAGGATAACCCTGATTTACAGGACAAAGTGTTAGGTAAAAAGAAAAGATATTTCAATTATTTAATGAGTCCTAAAAGAGGTAATAAACAACTAAACGCTACAAATGCCCTAAAAAAAATTATCCGTGAGGATGGAACAGAGCTAACATTAAAGGAATTAGCTGATAAATACAAAGATGCCAATTAAGAAAGGAAAGTCACAAAAAACAATCACTGGTAATATCAGAATGTTGATGCGAGAGGGCAAATCAAGATCCCAGGCAATTGCCATTGCATTATCTACAGCAGGCAAAAAGAAAACAGCTAAGAAACGTAAAAGGAAGTAATATAGAAACAGCTACTTTTATTGTCATGCCTTCACACTATGGATCAATGAAACCAAAAGGAAAGAAGAAGAAAAAGAAGGGAGGTAAAAAATAATGGGATATATTTTTAAGGTACAGGGTGAAGAGGAAACAAAAAAGCCCAAAGAAACTAAGCCCACTGCTAAAAAGAAAACTAAAAAGTGACTAGAAAAAGAAGGCGAGTTCCAAAGGACAAAAAGACAGGTATTCCAAAAAAATATCTGTCTGGTTCTAAAAATAGAGCAGCGAAAGCTGCTGAGATCAAGAGAACTGCCGAAGCTTACAGGAAAGGAGAGTTTATTGATATAAAAGCTGTATCTAAATCACGCACCAAACAAAATGTCTCAGGCAAAAAGAAGAAAACCACTAAGCGAAAGCGTAAAAGCTAGCCTTCGCAAAAAAGCAGAAGGCACTCGTTTTTTTTATGGTGAACTTGCAGAAGTTTATCGTAAGGGTCAAGGTGCATATCTTTCTGCTGGATCTCGTAATGTGTCGATGGGTGCGTGGGCAATGGGCAGGGTAAACAGTTATATGACAGGTAAAGGTGGAGCAAGAACAGCAGACGCTAAAATTTATTCAAAATACCAAAAG